ATTATGCGGTGTTAATTTATTTTTAATTAATAAAAATAAATAAAATAATTTTATATCAAATATTAATGATGCAAAAAACAAGTTTAAATATCGCATCAATATTTGATACTGATTATTACATAAATAAATTTATTTATATAATAATATTTTATATCAAATATTAATGATGCAAAAAACAAGTTTAAATATCGCATCAATATTTGATACAGTATTATTAGATGTAAATATGAGACATAATATTGTTAATATATTAGAAGAATTATATAAAGATGATATTATAAATACAGAATTATTATTAAATATGGTAAAGGGTTTTATCCTTATATTTAATAGTAATCCATCACATAGTATCATTTATTGCGAATTATTAAATAATATTCCACTTGAACAAAAAAAGAAGATATTTAATTGTTATAAAAAAATTAAATTATTCCACCAAACAAAATTAAATGAATATATAATAGAGAAAACAATATACTATATAAATAATTTTGTTATAAATAATTATAATAAATTAAAAAATGATATTATCTTAATGTCTTTGTATAATTTCTATGATATAATATCAAAAAATAACCGTATTCCAACCATATTGAAAGTTCATTTATATCATATCGCATTGAAACATAATATAAATACACAAGACTTACGGCAATCTATAACCATTATAAATAAATTTATAAATTAAGCTGAACCGGAAGTAGCTTTTGCTATAATTCTCGCCTGGCATTTCTTCCCGCAATAAATAGTATCTAAGTTTAATTGTTGAACAATAAAGTGGATAACTATACCAACTATAAATAATATAATATATGTTTTTACTGTATTATATTGTTTACGTTTATCTTCATCCAATATTATATTTATAGCAAGTGCACCTACTACCATTGTTATAATACCCACACCAAGATATTCAAGTAATTCGTCGTACATTATAATAAGATATATATTATAATAAGATATATATTATATTTATTTATAAAATAAAATCATTTATAAAATAATTTTATCCATCAAGGTCATTCTCATCCATAATTTCTTCACCCGCACCAGATGTTTCTTTCTTAAAGCGAACACCCATATAACCAGGGTTGCCATACTTGAGCTTGAGAATCTTTTCAAAGTATTCGTAAATAGCCTTTGCCTTGGGTCCACCATGTCCTTCACGGTCATCCTTAAACCAGAGTCTAAAGTTGGCAGACAAATCACGTTTCTTGACGCCATCCTTCATATCACCAGTGTGCTCGATACAAGTTTCATAATATTCACGGATAACATCCATACCACGTTGGTAAGCATTAGTTGCTGCCATAACTTCAGCTGGTTCTTTAACCTTACCTTCGACATCGTATTGTGTCGTATAGATGTGGATAAGATAAGAGGCAAATGCTTGTGCCCAAGTACTAATCTTATCCTTGAGAGTATCATCAAGTTGGAATTCAAATGGATTTTCGGGGTCTGGATTTTCAACGAATTTAGACAAAAACTCAATAACTCTTACACGACGCCAAGTACCACCATCAATCGATTTGATTTCAGGGAGTTCATTGGTAGTCATAAACGATTTCATTTGAGTTCTAATTTCAATGGCATCTTGATACAAACCACGAACCATAAATCTATCATTACCAGAAAGTTCCTTGAAAATACCTACATTAATTTCTTCATCTTGCCCAGGTTCTTGATAGACACCACAACGAGGTCCTTTCATACGAGCCATTTCAGGAGATGCGGCATTCGATGCATTACGTTTACGTGTAATAATTGTAATAGGGCAAGAAATGTAATAATCACCAAGTGCCTCAGAAACAAGCTGAAAGGTCAAAGATTTACCATTGCTACCACTACCAGTGCAGAAATAGAATTTCTCTTCTCTGTTCTCACCAGATACACAAGTAGAGAGACGAGTAAGAAAGTAATCTCTAACTGCCTTAATGGGGAGAACTTGTTCAAAGAATCCATTAATGTATTTGGCATATGGATTGTTATCACTCCATTTAATATAATCTTGTTTAGTGGAGAGAGAGATGTGGTCATCGGGAAGACCCTTTCTGAATTTTTTAAGTTTCAAATCATAAACACCATTATTAAAGCCAATCAGATGATGGTTTTCATCCAGTCGTTTAATAAAGTTTTCATCAAAAAAGATATATCTAGCTTCCTTCATAATCTTTTCCTTAAAATTGATATCCATAAGATTGTCAGCAATCTTGTGAAAATTCGATGCTTCATCCAGATATTTTTTTTTATCCGACCCTTGGGTATCAAGTGCTTTTTTATTCAATTCAGTTGCCATAATAATATATTGATTAGCAAATTCACTACTCATAAGAGTAATCAATCTACCACCATTCGCACACTTATGCCATCGATGGTCTATAAAATGATACCATACATTATCTTTTGGATTGGCGCATACAAACTTATCAAAATACTTTGTATAAAGTGCTTTGGCAATGCTGAAAGTGTTATTAACAGAGTTTTTTTTTAAATTGTTTTCAAAATCTTCTTTGATAAAGTGTTTATATTCATCTGGATTATCTTCTTTTGCCCAAAGCATAACGGAACGAATTGTATAACCATCGTCCTTCATATTAGCCCAAAGCTTTTCACATTCACCCTCTTTGAATTTCTTTGAGCGCTTCGAAAAAGCAACCCAAGTATCAATCATACAACGGTGAGTGTTATGAAGAGCCCACCCAACACGCAACCATTCGTGATAATTATCGGCACGTTTTGCGGATAGCATATCAACTAATTTCATTGCTTTCTCAATCATGTCCAATTTATCATCAGGTATAATATCATCAATGATTTGTGGAGTTTGCGGGGATTCAGGTGCGGTTTCACTGTATTGTTCATCAATAAATTGTTCGGTAACATTCTCACTTAGTGGTGTCATATTATCGCTATTCCATCGTGAATCACGAAGACTCAAGAGTCTAGCGATATCATGTGTTTCTCCCACCGTGCTAATATCAATTTCATCATTATTATTATCATAAATTTTTGTCAACTTGTATGGTTTTCCATTTGGCTTGCAACACCCATACATCATCCAAGGGACATTTGATACTACATTTTCATCAAGAACCTTAGAATTGTTTGAAAAATTTGTGAATAACTCTTCCTCCATCGTTTTGTCGTATACATTTTTGTGAATTAAATGTCTGAGTTTTGTCGATGCGACTATATATGGGAACATCATATGGAAACCATCTGAATGTTCATCATCCTTAATACCAGATTGTTCTTTCTCAAAAACAAAACATTGTGTTTCATTTTCTGATACATCAAGATAATACTGGATGGCATCCCGATAATGAGTAGAAATGGTATGGAGCATATCCTCGCCATAAAGACGATCACCCTCCTCTACATCACCACGTGGGAGCCTCAAATCTACATCAACGATAATAGGTCCATATTCTTTAAGTTTTTCAGCAATTGAAAAATAGACACCTTTTTCAAATGCTTGTCCTATATATTTAGCCAATTTTGCACGCATTTTGCTATTGTCAAAATTGAACTTGCCGGGAAATGTAATACCCCCCATAGAAACGTGTGTATATTCTGCCATATTTTTTCCAGTTCGATGCTCATTAAGGAGCTTTTCGATTTTAATTTTTATATTTTTGGCATTATCCTTTGAAGTCATAGTTATTATATATTAAAAAGATGTTATTTTTAAATATTATTTTTCAAATTTTTATAGCCCTTTGGGTGGGGGTCCAAAATAGGACTATATATAGAAAATCCATTGTTCGTTTACACATTTTGAGGACTATAAAAAAATCTTATATATTTTTTATAGGTTAAAAAAATTGATTAAAAGAAATTTAAAAATATATACTATATTTTAATGAAGTCTTTGAAAAAATCCCAATCTAAGAAACATATAGAGGAACCAATCGAGGAACCACTTGATGATGAACTTATTGATGAACCTATGGATGAGGAACCTCGCGAAGAGGAACCTATGGAAGAGGAACATCAAGATGAACAAACCGATATGAATCTTCAAATTGAAGACCTTCAAAATGAAGACCTTCACACAGAGGATGTTATTGATAATGACGAGAATTGTATCGAAATTGATGAGCCCCAATTCCTAAAAGATGATACACATATTCCCGTAGTAGATGATGAACATCGAACATCAAAAAATAAAATGACTCGCTACGAGTTTGTCCGAATTAAAGGTGAACGTATTATGCAACTGAGCAAGGGCGCAAAGCCTTTGATCAGAAAAAATAAACAATCTGAAGAATTATCTTATAAAGAAATTGCAATTGAGGAAATTAAAACAAATATGGTACCGTTTAAAATTAAACGGTTTGTGAAAGATCATTATGAAATTTGGAGAATTGATGAATTAGATAAAAAACATTTAGAGCCTCTATTTCATTAATTTAAATAAACATAATAATAATAATGTAATAATAAAAATTTCTACATAAAAATATTTAATTGTTCCCATAAAATTTCGCGCAAAATATTCAATTGTTGTATTATTTTCTTTAGTATAATTATAACCAAAATTCTTTAAAATGTTTGTTATATTAACACCACCTGGTGCTGATATAATACTAGGGTTAATATTATTAACATATAATCTATTATCTTTATAATATCCATTATTTTCTAAATATTTATAATTATAAAAAATAATATTATTGATATCAATTCCTATATCATTATTATTATCACATAACATACTAAAAAACCGTTGGTCGTCTGTCTCTCTTGAATCAATAAATTCTTGTAATAATTTTTGTATATAATAATTGTAACCAATATATAACCCAGCACTGATAAAATTATTTCTACATAAAGTAAATTTTTTTAATTTAAAATATCTAATAAATATATTATTTGTCTCATCAGATGAAAATACTATTTTATTATTTTTATAATTAGTTATAAATTTATTATATATTTCTTGTTCATTTCCTAATATAACAGAATCGAAACCATCTATATGACATATTATCATATTTCTATCTAGTGTTTTTAAATGGTCTAATATTTTTTGTGCTCTATTTTTCCATCCAATCCACATATCACCCATACCAATAACATGGAGGTTGATATCATTACGTTTAGCACTTTCTATTAATATATCATATAATCTTTCTGAATGTGTAGCATATGTAATAAAATAAATCATATTATAATATAATATTTTTAAATTAATTTTAAACCTTCCATCCATTAAAGCATACTGTGCATACATAATTAGTCATATAACTATCCTTTTCGCGGAAAAACACTGCTTCTTTATCATCATCACTCTTATGAGTGATACA